CAAGTGCAAGAGGAATATCCTATATCTTCATCGCTTGCTTCTCAACAATATCGGCTGCCCCGAAGACATGATGACCGCCACGCCTGGATGAATGCCAACATAATGTCCAGAACATGGTATTTTTTTTCATGGCTTCAATTATTTCTTCATTGCCGCTCCACCCCCCCGTTGAAAGGCGGTAGTCATTCTCGTCCCACTTCGTAAAATAACCATCCTCGGCATATTTCCAAATACCATTAATGTAATCAAGCAAGAAAATTGAATCCCTTCTTGTTTTGATGGACCATCTTTCGATTCTTTCCAGTTGCTTGGCTGTTGGATATTCGTTCATGGCTTTATTCCCAGGGCTTTTTCAAGGGCCTCCAATTCGCCACTGTCTATTGCTGCCATGCCCTGAATATAGCGTTTTAGCTTTCTACCTTTCGGTCCGTAAACGTCGTTAACGCACATAGCCGCAAACGCTTTAATGGCCCGCTTCCATCGTTCGACCTCGGCCCGCGCCACGTCACGCTCTTTCTGTAACCGCTTAATTACCACAATGGCTTCGTCGCGTTCACGCTTGAGTATTTTTAGGTCATCACTCATGATATCTCCCAATCCGGTGCATCTATGCGTCGTACAATATCATCCGCAAGGCGCGGATTTGTTTCACGGATTACCCGTGCATACGTCATCAATGCCTGGCGTGATGCTTTACCATAAGCATCATCTTTTTCGGGTGAGAGGACAAAGGACCATGTGCGCTTGTACCATAGCGGTGTATAACGTATTTCGTTGCGAAAAGCCGATACCATTGAACGCAGCCGCTTGTCCGGTTTTCCTTCGCCGCGAGTCTTAAATATCACATATTTGGTAATCAAACCCGTTTTGTTGTGTTCGCTCATGTCGCCTCCTGTATGACAACCTTGTCTTCGGTCCACGTTTTCCGCAGTTCACCATCTATAATCTTATATCCGACATTACCTAAAAGCCTGTGAACCTGCGCGAGTTTCCGTTTCCATTCGTGGCGGTCGGCCTTGATGCGGTCGACCTCCGTTCAGCGGTATTATGTAGCCGCACGCTGTAGCAATGCCCAGTCTCGGTCAGTATGTGATTAACGATGGGATTTATCCCCTTGACCTCCGTTGCCTGATAGGTATCCTCGTCAATCTCCTTTGCCTTATAGACTTCTTCGACGATCAGCTTGTCGTAATCCCCGTCGCAAAGTTCTGAGCTCAGTGGCTCAAATGACTCAAGGGCCAAAAAGCGTTCTGCGGAATCGGTTATCCTACGAGCATGTTCTAGCGGTGTAATTCTGAGCCTGGTTCCGCAACTGCAAGTCCATGTTATACCGTCGGCAGAACACATACGGCTACCGCAATCGCAATATATCTGGTTTTTCACATTGCATTTCCTATGTTATTTGCATGTTGAAATACGATATGCAAACAAGAATTCTATGTAAATCCCCATCCCCCTCGCCGCTTTTATCTCCGCCTGCACGCCCACGCTTTCGCGCCACCCGTCAAGTTTCAGCACGATCAACTTATGACAGCATGACAGCACAGCCCGGTTGTATGGCTCCCAGTGATCGAAGTCGAACGGCAAGCGGCATGCTTCTACTATCGGATGCGTGTGGGATATCGGGCTGAATACATGCTCGCCCCAACGCATGAGCATGCCGGCGGCACGATTCACGGCGTTAAAGCGGGCAGTCCTGACAGCGCGGTCCGGATGCGAGTAGGGGACGGCCAGGTAGGTGAGGGGGCGGTTTTTCATTGATCTGTCTCATTCAGCAATGACTGCTGCTCCGTTTCATATTGATTGAATTTCTTGACGGCCATTGCACAATTTTTCACCGCTTGCCGATAGTACGATTCCTTCAGTTCTATACCTATGCCCTTGCGCCCGTTCAACACGGCGCCGTACACCTCGGATCCAACGCCCGCGAATGGCGATAGCACAACTTCGCCGGGATTTGATCGAAGTATGATCGCCCGCTCGATCACATCAAGCTGCAATGGATGGACATGCCTTTCGTCATCGTGTTCCTTGCTTTCCTTGTAAGGCAGCACGCGATCAATCCGCACGTCATCCCAGAATGCCGAAGCATACTGCCTCCATATCCAATGACTCCATCTATTTTCGATCTGCTTGCCTTTCCAGTTGCGGTATTTCTGTAATTCGTTCGGCATTGCCCGCTCGCCTGCATAATTATTTAATCCCTGTGCATGAGTAATAGGCACAGGATTTATGCCATGCTTACGAAATAGCAAGAGATAATCGGCGCTTGCCACATCACATAATGATGAATCATCAACGATTTGCTTATGTGCGAGCCCCTTCGCCATGGTACGATTTCGCACGCCGAGCGGCTCCTTCCATACGCTATGACGTGCCGTATAATGAAAGCCTATATGTTCATGCATTCGGATAATGTCGCCGGGAAAATCTATCAATCCGCCGCCGAGATTTGCGCCCTTACGCGGTATGTCGATGCAATGTACTGCGGTCAAGCGGCCTGGTACGGTGAGCCGGAATAGCTCATTCACGATAAATTCATAATGCTTGAAAAATTCATCATATGATCGACAGTTTGAAAGGTCGCGCTCGCTGCTTGAATAATGGTAAAGTCCGCCGCCGCTACCCGATGCGAAAGGTGGTGAGTAAATACTGAAATGCACGGACCCATCCGGCATGGTCGGCATTATCTCGCAGGCGTCGCCGCAGTAAAGCGCATAATGATCGGTAATCAGTTGGTCTTTCGTAGCCATGACGGCATTTCCTCCCTTGTTCCCCTATATGGTTCAACTGAAATTTTCAATGTATTTCGCATCATATTTATAAGATTTGTAAACATCGCGTCAGCGGCGTCCTGCTTTCGCTGCAAGTTATCTAGCACGTCACGCTCGCCCTCGGATGAAATCACATCTATCGTAACGGGATTTTTCTGCCCGAAGCGCCAGCATCGCCGCACGGCTTGATACCACTGCTCAAATGAATGCGAGGGAAAGAATGTTTGATGTGCGCAGTGCTGAAAATTTAATCCGAATCCCGCTATCGACGGTTTACTGACAAGCACGCGGATTTCGCCATTCTGGAATTTCCTAAATGTATTTTCTTTATGTTCATCGCTATCCCTGCCCGCAACCTGCACGGCGTCGGGTATCAATCTTGTCAGCAGGTCCCCCTCGCTGTTCAGGTGACACCAACATATCGCTGGCCTGCCCGTACCATTCACGAGGCTTGCGGCCATTTCGCAACGTTCCTTAATCGTGCGGCGACGTTCTTCACGCTGTTCTTGTAATCCGACGGCGGGCATATCAAAAAGCATACCCTCTTTTAATACATGAGCCTTGACGATATGCTCATGTGATATAAGCGGCGGCAGAATAAATGCGCTATCCTCACCATTGATATCGGAAGGCTTGCGAATAGCACGCGCCCATGAACAAATCCATCGCCAGAAGTCACGCTCAGCATGACCGCGCAATCGGAACTTTCCATCAAGATTACGAAATCTAGTTCTACCACTAGCGCCGCTACCATGGGCATAGGAATTATTATTTGACTTGAAAAATCGTTGTAACATATCCATATAGCCAAGTTCGCCCAGGGCTTCGCTTGAAGTGCCTAATTCAATGTAATCATTCGGGGCGGCAGTTGCCGTGCATAGCAAGCGGTAAGAATGTTGCCGCATGAATTCCGTTATCGCAGCCTTCCGCATACCATCAAAGTTTTTCAAACATCCGCTTTCATCACATACCGTCCCGACAAAATCAGCTTGATCAAAATAATGCAACTGTTCATAATTTGTGATAATGATATGCGCTTTATCTAAAGCCCCGCCACGTGACACTTTCGCTTCAATGCCAAACTTTTCAGCTTCGTGTTCGGTCTGCCAGGCAACTGCAAGCGGCGTAAATATCAGCACGCGCCCGCCGGTTTTTCTGACTACATTCTCGGCCCATACAAGCTGCATAATTGTTTTGCCGAGCCCGGTATCGGCGAAGATAGCCGCGCGTCCCTTGCGCAGCGCCCATGTTGTTAGACTACGTTGAAAGTCGAAAAGAAAGTCAGGCATCCAGAGCGGTTCAAATCCATGCTCGCCAGATAGTTGCATTTTCGATTGTAGAAATTCATCATAATTCATTGCGTCGCCCATGGGTGAATCGACCCCGGATAGCCGATAGGCTCGCGGGAAAACAAGCACGATAGCCATCCGGGGCGCGATTCAATTCTGCAAATTATTAATGATTTTCCCGCGAGTCATATCGTTATACATAGCACATGCAGGACGCAAAGTCAAGAGGCTTACGAATTGAAATCCGCGCACCATTCACCGTCGAGAAATACAGGCATGACGCGCTCTGCGCTCATCACCTGGCGATACCAGCCCGTGAGCTCTACATCACTGTTCGTCATGCGCCCCAGGTAGAATTCAATATAGCAGGTCGAACCCTCGTGCCGTGATGCAATCGGAAGGAGCTGAAAGCATCGGCCTGCACCCTGAGAAAGCACGTGACCGTCGGGAAAGAGATCGGTCACTGACTGACGAAAGATCATTCTTCGTCGGCCTCACGCTCGAATTCCGCCACGGCACCGGGCCCTCCCTCACCGCTGTCACCTTCCGGCGTGTAGCCGCGCCCGCTCATAGTTGCCTCCGGTGGTCGCCGGGCCCATTCCTCATCAACATCTTCAAGATCAAGCGTCGTATTATCTGTGATATGCCGGCGACCCTCGGCGGGTGTGACCAGCCATGATTTGACCAGCTTTTCCAGGCTCGTTGCTACGGACTCAAGGTCCTCCATTTGCGGCCCCATGCTCCGGAACTTGTGATAGCGAATGTTCAACTCCGAGAAAAACACATGATTCATCCAGAAATCCATCGCATTGCGCTCGGCGCTAAATATCTGCATTTCCGCCATTTCCAGAACGGAGACGGATGTCGAGCGATTTACGTCTGCGGCATCTCCCAGCAGGAACTTCGACAATCGAAACATCTGCCGGATATATTCCTTGCACATCTCGGCATATTTCAGATGCGTGGCCTCTTTCAGTCGGGCGTCCATCAGGTTGTGAAATATCACTCGCGGTACGAGGGTAGAGCCGATTTCGCTCGTTGCCTCGATGATGGGCGTTTCATGCTGCGACCCACTGCCGCGCTCTTTAGCGTCCTTCATTGTGCGCTCGAGGACTTCTACCATGCCCTCATCCAGCAGTTGGCTATGTCCCACTACCTCCCAATAGCCAGGCGGGATGGTGTTGTCCGTATAATAGTCGAGGTCCACCTGATCCTTTTCGATCAGACCCTTTATCAATTTATAGGCTCCAAACCAGCGCGGAATGCCGTAGGGCGAGCTCCCTGAATGGATTTTGAAGTGTATCAACTCCGTAGCTTCTGGCACTACGCCCCCGCCGCCGCCTTCCGCTGATTGCAGCTCTGCCCTGTTTTTATACGGCGTGCCCGTAAGCGCCGAGACGCATCGCGTATCGCCAAACTCCTTGAAGTAAACAATGGCCGTGCCAGCCTCGGTCTCCTGCCTGTACATGCGCATGCGTCGCATTATATGGACAATACGATAATCAAGCGCATTGACCTGCTCCTTCGTCACCACGTCCACGGGCTCGCCGGCGGGACAAAGTCTGATGTTTTTCGCCGTCGCGGGATATATCTTTGCCGGTCGACCCGTGATATTGCTCCGCACCACCTCCCAGAAAGCATTGCCCGTAACCTCGCAATCCTCACGTGTGTCCATGCGCAGGCCCGCGAAGGACTTGCCGGGACAGGCATACTCGAAAAAATGGTTAAGCTCGGCATGCTCGCGGTCGATGTCCTGGCGCAGCTCCCTGTACCGGGCCTGCACCGTGGCGTCCCATTGCACCGCACCATCATCGGATTTTATAATCTCGGTTCGCCATGTCTTTTTCAGTTTTTCCTCGGCGGTTTTGCTCTCCTCCTCTTCTGCGGGACCGCGCGCGGCATCATCCTGTATGGCGGTCTTGATTTCATTCTCCGTATATTTCTCGGGAAAATGATGACCGAATCCGTCGATGTTCGTTTTATAAACATCGATGCAGGGACGCAGCGCGCTTGAGTTCTCGTGCAACCAGTAGCAGGCCGCGAAGGAGACCGGTGGTTTTAGCCAGTCCTGACTCTCGTCGTCCGTGCCGGATGCCGCCGCTCTTTCCCCCGTGTCGTGGATTGCTTTGCCTATGCGGGAAGCACTGCGCCGTGACTTGATCGTGTGGACGCGCAGGCCGCCCGTAGGTTTGTTTTTAGATGGCATGTGATACTTGTATCACGGAGCAGGGGAAAAGGCAAGAGGTGGGTGATATGGCGCTACCGGCGGCATGTCGTGGCGGCGCGCGGCATGGTCATACGGGCACGGATTCTATTGATTTCTTCAAGCGTGCATTTCGAAACATGACGCATGATGCCATGATGTTCGAGGTGCAGCGCCAATGACATGATCGCCGATTCTCTATGACCATACGGATTCACGCCAGCCATGTATTCTGCCACAGCCACTGCGATATTCCCGACCTTGCCAGCATCATGCATCGCCCTTTCCTTCGCGGCATATCGCTGCATCTCTTCGCGTTGCGCCTTGTAGCGATCACGATGCCATAGCGTATGTAGCAGTGAGAGGGCAAAGTCAGCTTGTCGTTCGTCGCTTATCGCATTAACGCGCAGACGCTTCATGTACCGATGTACGCGGGCTTGATCACCGCCGCCCCATACCTCCAAGTAACCCCATCCGTCGGGCACTTCGCATCGCTGTATTATTCCTCGTGGCATAGCCAGGAATTGTACATGCGCCTGCGGCGGCTTGTCCCATTTATCATCCTGTCTAAAGTCGGCGCGACCGACCTTTACTTCACATAGCCAAGTAATGGTATCGTATTGCAATGATCCTATATCATGCATATACAACCCCATGTTCTTCATATGTGACGGCGTGATATGGCATGTGCCCGCAACGTCTGCTATCCACGCGCGATCATGGATATGTCTGCGTGTTTCCGCCGGGTAGTGGCTGAAATCATAGTGCTGACCTAGGTTTCGTTTATTGCCGTCTTTTACCCACCCGATAGGCGCCTCGATCATGGCGGGTTGCCATGCGCGATCAATAAACCAGTTGCCCATGAAACCGGTCAGGTTATCATGCGTCCAGGTCATGTGACCTTTTCCCATTCGCGCGCGGCATAGGCCCATGTAAGGCCATCTGCAAAGCGTGCAATGTCAGAATAATTATCATTGGTTTCGACCTCGCACTGTTCAACGCCTTGCAATAGTGTACCGCGAACGATAATCGTGATGCGCCAGATTGCAAGTCCGTCGGGGGCATATTTCACCGCGAGCATGCTGCCATCACTAAGAATTAACAGGCAGTTATTGAAGGGAACTTCGCCTACTACATCGCCCTCAACTTCAACGAGGTCATCGCTTGCACCGTAAACTTTCGTTGTCATGTTACGTCTCCTTTGCCTATCAAGATTGATAACCTCGGCGGAATAGAATAGCCTTCTGGAATGAGATCAAATTCATCGGATGTGATGATAAGCTGAAAACTTCCAAGGGCCACATCATAGCTAACCTCAGTTATTTCCGCATCCTCCGGCATACCCTCAAGAGTATAGATAATTTCCCGTGACGGCTTGAGAATGTCAGCTATGAATTCCTTCGTTATAGATACCAGTTTTCGCCGATACTTGCGTTGTTCTCTGAATGGCAGTGCCTTGATTCGCGTCAATTCATTGTCCATCTTCTCTTCTCTTGCCTTGCTCTTTTTTCTGATTACCTCAGCAATCAGCTTTGAAAATCCATCACTCATGTTTTCTCCTTTTCTACTGCTACATGCCCGAGCATGCGGGGGCATTTCGTGCCTGCACCGTCTACGTTCTGCCATCTTCTGGCGATAGCAGTATAACATCCTTCACCGTCGCAAATACATGTCCCGATGCCGTTCTTCAACGACGGTCGGAAGTGCAGACAGAAGGTCTTGCGATGAGAACACCTCGGCCATTCCGATGGATCGTTTCCCATATCATGCGTATAGGCACATATGATGCGTGAATCAAGCAAGCAACCGTGGTCTCCGCTCCTGAACGGGCATCGCTTGCCGGCCCAGGGTGAAGCGGGGATCTTATCCGCCTTCTCCTTTGCCTCACTGACTGCTTCACTTATCGGCGGAAGTTTCATTGCATTACGATAATGTTCACATGCAATCCATCTGCCTTTATTGCCCGCAATGAGCGTAATACAAACACCGCCACCCGCCTTACATCCTCCGACTTTGTATTCAAAGCCGGTAGGGCCATCATGAACATACTCCTTCTTACATAGGCTTTCCTGATTAAGATATGGGCACCATTCTGCTTTATCTGCGTGTGGGATTGGCATGCCCTCTGCCACTATAGCCTCATCGGACACATCATGTCCCGTCACGGGCCGTTCCGGTCTCTTGAAATATTCATCATGCCATTCTATTTGGGTTTCAAGAGAACAAAGGCGTGAGTCTAGGTCGGCAGATCGTGCTTCCAGGGCGGCAAGGCGCTTTTCAATGCCTTCAAGCACGCCGATATTTATTTTCTGACAATCGTGATAATACTGTTCAAGGGCATCCACCC